GTCATTCGGATACCCTGCAGGCAGGTCGTATTTAATCGGATCTATCCTCTTCAACAGCTTGTCAAAAAGCATTATGGTGTTCTGCCTGGACACACATGAATAAAGCACAGCATCTCTTATGGCCACACCATGCCAGTTTTCATCACTATTATGGGTGATAAGTGCCTGCCACTCACCGGATGGAGTCGGTTGATACAGGTTTAAGCCACGCTTGTTTGCTGCAAACACATAGCCGTTATCCACAGCAAGGCCACGAGCCTCCTGGTCGACCAGTTTTCTCACCTCGAAGGTGTTCTCATCTATACCGAATATGGCACCATCTTCGTTGCAGCAGGAAACCAGTATCATTGCTGTTTGCCTGTAAGTTGAAAGAGTTCGTGTTTCAAATCCCTGCAAATACCGCAATCCGGTGCAGGCATCATGTTGCAGTCGCTTGTCTTGTGCTTGTCGTACAGTGCCCAGAGCTGCCGCTTGAGGTAGTAGATTTTGTCTGCGGTTATCTTCTGCTCCAGCCTCATTGCCACCTGTTCGAGGTCGGATGCTTTGGCGAAATAGCTTATGCCTCCTAGAACTATGCCTATGACGGCTGCCAGGGCTATTATCAGTTGCAGGTTGTCTTTAAGGGTTTTTTTCATTTTTCTATTGGCTCGAATTGGATGCCATTGTCGCCCTTAAATGGTTTCTTATGGTCAAAATCATTGCCAATAATCTTGTCAGGTATAATTTCAAAGGCATCACATTGCCACTTGCCTTTATAGTGCTTACACATTAGACATTGACTAAATGAATCAATGATTACATCGGCCATTCTTCAACCCCCACTGCTTCATAAAAAATATCCATTACTTTTTTGCTGTATTTCTTGCCAGTCATTATGCCTGCATTGACTTCAGCTACAAACTCGGCTTTATTGCTTACTGCATATTCACTGACTTCATCCATCAATGATTGAAATTCAGGATTGATTGGCCTAATCACAGAATTAGGTGGTGCTGGCAAAGTCTTATCAATTGGTAATCGACTGCTCCCCCACAATCTAAAATCCTTAAATGACTTGCCTTGTTTTTGCCAAATATCCCAATGATGTATATGCCCCAATTCATGATTCGTATAACCTTCTATGCTTTGATCAACAAACCATTTTCTTTTCAATGCCTCCTGATATGCTTCTGAACTTTCATTCCAGAAATATGATTCTGGATTTATATGCAAAATTTTACCTTCTGCCCCCATAATATTCGTTTTGAAATCAGAAAATCCAAATGAAGCTTTTTCTTTAAATACTTTAGTGTTTGAAAGTATTTTTTCTGGTAAAGCAAAGCCTTTTTCTTTTGCATTAAAAATGGCTTCATTGATGGCATTGATTTGCTTTAAATTCATGCCCTCATACGAAATGTAATTGCTTTCCTTGAGGACTTTCATCACTCTATCCCAATCTGTTACATCTTCTGTTAGTTCTCCCAAGTCCATCAAATTTTTAATTGCAAACTCTTCTGCTTCCCGCACATTTTTTGCTGCAATGAAGCCGCCCAGTATCTCTTTTCTCGCCCGCCCGCCCACCTTATCAAAACTTCCGCCAAAGTCAGGTGGCATGAGTTGCTTGACCTCGGCAAGCTGTAAACTCGTGCTTGGTGTAAATTCACCATCTGCTTCAGTCACCGGAATCAGCACGGTCCTGCAGTTGAAATGCAAGGGCGGTGTCAGTTGACCTGCCATCGGATCATCTAGCATGAAAATTTTGCCGTCTGCATGACGGCATATGTCAGTTGTTCTAGTGTCCAGAATGGCACTCACCTGTACCGCCCTTACGAAGCCATCGAGGTCAGGATCGTTGTACTCGGTCATCATGCCTGTGTTGTAAGCTCTGGTGCCGTTGGTTCTGATGAGGGTTTCTATTCTGTGTGGTTGAATCTGTTTGTCATCTTTGAGTATCTGCTTATCACCAAGGTAAGGTGCATAGACTGCAGCAATCTTCTGCATGGTCTCGGTCATGCCTTCACCGGAATCAAGTGCCTGAATCAAGATGCTCTGCACGTCTTTCAAAATGCCGTCAAAGACCACTCCCTTTATCCAGAACCTGTCCTGAGCCAGTCGCTCTATTGCCTGTTTCGGTGGCATTTTGATGACTGCCTGGTAATCCTTGCCCCTGGCTTTGGCTACCAACTGAGCGGCATCATTCCTGCCAAGATCAAATACACTCCTGATGTATTCGCCAACGATGTTTTGAAACTCAACACCGTACTGTAGTTGCAGGCTCCTGATCCAGTTCTTGTTCAGTTTGTCTGCTTCAAGTGCTCTTTTGACCTTGTCCGTCAGTTTGGTTTGCTGTTTCTTGAGTATGGCAACCAGTCTCTCCTGAGTATCTGCCTCAAGGCCGTCAAGTGCCTTTTCAGTAGCGGAGAAGTCGAATCGTTTCTCTACTTTGGTGAGGTCACGGTGCCATTTCCTGGCCATTTGTTTTTCTTTGCCCTCTGGTTGAAATGGTAATACTGTGGCCCCGGCGGGCTTACCAGGCCCGCCAGGACCAGACTGAGAGGGGGAGGAGGAGGGAGATTGAGGGTGTCCTTTCAAACCGTCTATTCGTGCCTGTTTCAGTTCATCTTTTGCTTCTTTATCTGCTTCCCATTCTTCAGTCAGTTCCTCTTGGTCTCGTTCTGGAAATCCAAGTGTTTTACGAAAATGGTTCTCATCGTCTGCCGTGGGGTGTACTGCCTTACCTGCAATGGCATCAAGCCACAACTTCATCAACCCTTCAACTTCCTCATCTTCAAGTGGATTAAACCGAAACTTAGGATATTTATTCACGGTGAAATTGTAATCCACCAGAGGAACCACTAACTGCTCCTGCATGATGCTTTCTTCAGCAATGCTTCTCAAATCGTTCATCACCCAGAGCCACAGATCAAAATGCTTCTTGCTACGAGCTAATGAGCCGCCTTTATCGGTGTCGCCACCTGTGAAGCCGAGACCTGTGGGCATCAACAGTCCTCGAGCAATGCCACGGTCATGGTATTCAATGGCCACTAGATACGGGTTTTGCCTGCCGCCTTGTGCCTTGCTTTCAAGGATGTCTATCACTGCATCACCTGACTGCATGGCAATGGCACTGCCACCTTGCAGGTTGAATAAAGCGTTTTTCAAAGAGGTGAACATCGGCTCCGGTATGTTTCCCTTGTCCGGTGCAGGGTGCAGAAACGGTATGCCCATGCCGTGCCGTTCCAGTTGCATGTTCCACCAGCGGATGATTAGGTCGATGCTCCACCAGTGAGGGTAGATAGCCTGCAGGTCGCTCACACCGTACCAGTTCTGAAATTCTTTGTTGTGAGTGTAGATGACGAATTTCGCAGGGTCGTACTTATACCTGCCGCTCAGTTGCCATATACCTTGCGGTCTCAGGTTGCCAAACTCGTCACAGTCGAAATCGAATGCATGTGGTTTCCTTGTCTTGATGGCCTTGTAGCCCCATTTGCCTTTCCAGTCGCCTTCTGGTATCACCTGCCATATTTTTTCACTCACACTGAAACCGTAATCCATGCCACTCAAGACTTGTTTTATGGTTTCCTCCAGGGTGCCTTTCAAATCCTGAAAGACTTCCCTGACGAAATCTGAGACTTCCACATCAGCATTTTCTTCACTTACAGGTTCTATATCCCATCCGGTGCATAAGACAGCCAACCGTTTCAACCACTGGCAGGACTTCACCATACTGTACCTACGCATCTTGTCGTACAGGATCATGCCGCCTTTTCGCATGGCAAACTGGTCTGGGTTGTACGGGAAGGGCATGGACCCCTTGGGCCACATCAAAGGGTCGGTAAGTGATATTTCAGCCTGTGGTGGGTTGGCCTCTATCTTCATCACAGGTGCAGGTGGCGGTTGGTAGAATATCTCTGCTATGCGTTTTCTGAATCGTTCAAGCATAGTCCATTACTCCAGGGCGGCCCCTAGAAGAATCTGTGGTTATGACTGCAGAAATCACCTGCATGTTGCTGCCTTCTGATGCAAGGCTTGTCTTTGAATCCACATCGTTGCAGAAACGAAATAAGCTCGTTTATCTGGTGCTGATAGTCCTGCTGATTGCTCAGGAAACCATCTCGAGGGTGGATCTCCAACTGAAGAAACCTCACCTGCTGCAATACCTTGGCAATCTGGTCCCTTCTACTGAACATCTCGTGCTCACCACCTTCGATGTCTATTTTCAGAAAATCCACCGGATCATGTGCCCTGACAACATCAGCCAGGGAGATGGTTTGCACTCTCATGCCTTCGATATACGGTCTTGTCTTGGCTACAGGACCAGCACCGTTGCTGAACCAGTCACCATTGGCACTGCCAACAACAGCCAGGTTGTACGCGGTGATATTCTCATGCCATTCAGGGTTTGCCTTCATAATCTCGTAATTCCACGGACTGGCTTCGTAGGCATACACCCTGGCACCTCTTTGAGCTGCAGCTATGCTAAACTCAGCAATGTAGGCACCAACATCCACCGCGATGTTCCACGACCCTTTGTAGCAGTCCAGGTGCCATAGAGCATTAGTCATGGTTTACCTCTCTCCACACACCGTGCATCTTCTTTGGCAACGATATGGAATGCACACTCACATAGCCATAAGCAGGACAAGTGCCTGTATGAGCACACATGCCTTGGAGGTGGCAAGCAGGGTGATTGTTTATCTTGCCCCATTCCGGTGTAAACTCGTAGAAGGGACATTGAAACCACTGCTTGAGATAGGTCGGTCTCACCAATCCCCTCCGCTTGTGCCAGTTGCCACAGCCACCTCGGTCATTTCGCCAATCACCGTTGACCATGCAAGTGCCAAACTCATCACGCAGTCGTCATGCATCCCTTCCGGTGCCTGATACCTGAAAACACCACTCGGCAGCCGTTCCATTTCGTATGCCTGCAGTTCCCCTATAAGCACAGGGTCGTTCAGGATCTGAATGGACTCCCGTTCAAAGGCCAGTGCCAGGTCGTCAATCACCTTGGCTTTGGTGGCATTGGTGGTGGTAAAGGGCACTATGGGCAAATTGTCCCTTTGCAGTTGCTCAATAAGCGGCTCACCCATTGAATTGCGCTCTACCACGATGCTGAATGGTTTGTACTTCTTGGCAAGTGCCTTTAATCGTTGCGTCTGAATGGCATAGTCAATCTGGTTGAAACGGTCCATGTAGAGCATTTTCCTATGCACCACATCAATCACGGTGACTACTGTGAAATCCTCGTGTTTCCCCCAGTCGACACCGAAAGCAATCTGCTGCAGGAAATCCGCTCTATCCTCGACCTCCGCAGTGGCTGCCAGCATCACCTTTCTGAAGATGGCCCCTGCATCCTCGACAAACTCGGCTTCATATTCCTGAAGAAAAACTCGCTCAGGTAAGGTGCGCCTTGCGGCTTCCACCTCGTCAGGGTCTATGTGAGGGTTGTCTATGGTGGTAAACCGCCAACTGTGCCACTCTTCCTCGAGCGGGTCGTTGCCCTGGTTCCAGATCCTCCAGAACCAGTTCCTGCCCTTTGGTGTTGACAAAAAAATAGCCTTGCCCTTTTTGTCAGACAAGGCCGGACGTAATGCCTCGGTCCAGGCAGGTTCCTTCATGAAAGCGCATTCATCCAGAACACATAAATCCAAACCTTCACCTCTCAAACTGTCCGGCTTGTCGGCACTCTTCACCTGCAGGTGACCACCAGTAGGCATGGTGATCAACTTGTCGACTTCTCTTCTCTCTGTGAATGGAATCTGTGCGGAGAGTTTGGTCAGCATACGCCAACCGATTGCAGCCATTGGATACGTTGGTGCCACCCACCAGGCAATGCCCCTTCTGAGTGCCACATCGAGGCAGGAGAGAACGCCAAGAGAGGTCTTTCGCCACCTGCGGCCGGCGGCAAGGACTTTGAAACGGGCAGGGTGCCTTTGTACTTCCAACTGCCCCTTATGCATGTCAGGCATGGTGACTTTAAGTGTTCTCGTCATCCAGGGTTCCGTTTTCAGGCCATGCTATGTCTATTTGAAGCGGTCCACCATCCTTGCCAGTAACTTCAGTCCTTTGCCTCGGTGCCCAGTCCTCGAATCGTTGGTAAACAAGTCGTGCTGCCTGCACATTGCCTTTTGCCATTTCCCTGAGCATGGCAGTGTCACCAATGGCAATAGAAGAGGAATACTTGCTGCGCCTTATGGCTAATGCCTCGGCTTCTATCTCAGTAAGTTCATCAGGCGTAAAAAACCGCCATAGAGTTTCAGCCTTGCTATAACCAAGAACTTGAGTTGCCATGTTAGAGCGAGTCAGAAACTCATTGTCAGGATTTCCCCAATATTCCAACATCTTGAGCTTATTGAGTTCTTTTGCAGTCACATAAGCCACCTAACATTCGATTAACAAGAATATCCACCAAACCATTTAGTGAACGAAAAAACCAAAGAATCAAGGACTTTTTCCCTAAATAGGCTATTTAGGAATTTTTATGATTTTGAGATGGTAGTATGGTATGAATTTGAGGCAGGAAAATTTGAGGCAGGAATACATAGCATTTCATCGGTGGTGAAGTGAAAACCGCACCTGCAACACTGCCTTACCCGGCAAATCACGGTGCTGTATTTTCTGGTATCTATGACCTTACTTTTTTCACACTTGCATTGAGGACAGTTCACACCAACACCTGCAATCCCAGTTTTTTCACTATGTACTCTATGTTATCAGCAAAAAACGCTGTTAACCCTCGAGCTACCATCTCGTCAATAAACCTTTTCTGCTCAAGGTGTAGTTTGCCCCTCGGTCCTTTGAGTTCGATGAATACCACCTCACCTCGCGGTGATATGGCAATCAAGTCGGTAATGCCCTTGTGAATGGCAATCAGCCCCGGCCTGTGCGTCTGGATCACATACCAACCACATGCAAGCAAGAGTTGAATGACTGCCTTGGTGAGTTGTTTTTCGTTCATAAGTTAAAAGGCACCCTCACCCAGCTTTATTGGGTGCCTACCCTTCTCGTCACTGTTTAGGTCTACCTGTTCATACGTGTTGCTTCTTCAGCTCAGAAAGTTAAGGGTTTACGGTTTGCGCTGGGGTTAAAGTGGCAGTCGAGGCAAGCGGTTGTTACGCAGAGCCTATTCCCTGCGGTGTCTTGCAGAACACTTCTTCGCTTCACCTCGACCGCCTTTCTTCTCAAAATACTTGTAAAAGACAACGCCACCACAATCAGGGCAATAGATCCGGTGGTATTTTTCAGTCCAGCCGGACTTGCATTTAGCGCAGAAGATGTAGTTGGAAATTCGGTACTGCATATTGCACCTGTGGTTTTTTACCACTCTTTTTTTAGCAGGCGGCAACGAAGTTGCCTGCTAAAGGAGCAGGAGCAGGAATAGGGGCATTGCTGGTGGTATGCTTATAGCATGCTAGTAGCATTAAATAACCTTAGGTATTGGTTTATCTGGATAGAATCTCATTAAAGTGCTTTCGCCTCGTCGAAAAGCGTTCCATGCATGAATGCATCTAACTTGGATTTCTTTATCGTCTGCT